CAGCTTGATCCGTTCGACATGACCTTCAACCGCAGTCGCTATGCTGAAACGAGCTTTACCGAGCCCACGTATCAGCGTCGGCGCATCACCAAAACGCCTGCTAACGTAGCTGTGCCGCTTGACGATCTGGATCTCGTCGAAACTCTCGTCGATCCGAAGTCTGAGCTGTCTCAGAATGGTATGTATGCCGCTGGACGGGCCAAAGACAAGATCATCTGGAATGCTATTTATAGCACAGCCCAGACTGGAAAAGCTGGTGGAACCTCCACCGCATTTGATACATCGCAGATTGTTGATGTCCAAACCGGCGGAGACTCTTCTGACGTTGGCTTGAATCTCGAAAAGATTCTCGGCGCAGTTGAAATCATCATGGGCAACAGTGTTGACCTTGAGAACCCGATGAACAAGCTCTGCATGGTAATCAGCCCCAAACAGTGGAATGACTACCTCCAGATCGCTAAGTTGACCTCCGATGACTACATGAGCAAATCGCTTAACAGCGGTCGTCTGGCAATTCCTGGCGTTCCGAACGGTGAAGTCATTGTGTCGAACATGGTTCCGTACATGAACACCGCAGAAACCTCTGCCAATGTAGACCTTGAAGGTGCTGACGTAGCATGGAATGACGGTGGAGCGGCAATCGATGTTGACACCACTTCTCATCGTGCAGTAACCATGTTTGCGATGTCTGGTATTGGATTCGGTACTTGGCAGGAAACTCAGGTTAAAGCTCAGGAACGTCCTGACTTGAACAACATCTGGCAACTCTGGATGCAGATTCAGTGTGGTGCCTCTCGCCTTGAAGAAGGCAAAGCTGTTGCAATCGAGTGCCAAGAGTAACCTGATTCGGAAGCAAATGGCGGGGACGACCACCCGCCTTAACAAAAATAGATATGGAGAAACATGATGAAAAAATATATTCTAACATTACTGATCGGAATTTTAGCCGGAACTCTGTTTGCCGCAAACTACGAATCAGACACGTTTGGTACAAAGGATCAATCCAACAATGGGCGGATTATTGCTGAATATTTCAGCTATGCAACTGGAACTACAGTTCACACGAACGACACGATTGTTCTTTGTCGCATTCCTGAAAACGCCCGCATCGTTGATGGTGAAATTGACGTTACCGCAATGGGAGGAGCGCAGACCTTTGATGTTGGTCTGATGGGTGCTGACGGTTCTGGTTATTATACTGGCACTACCGCAAATGACGTTGACCTGTTTTTGGACGGAATTTCTTGTTCAAGCGCAGTTGCTGATACGTTTGCAAGCATTGCAGAAGACGACACAAACGCAGGCTTTGAGCTTGGCGGACGTCCGGTTTATTTGACAATTACCGCACCGTCTGGTGGTGCTTCATGGACGACTAACGAAACAATTCGAGGCGTTGTGTATTACATCGCTCCGTAAGTAGACTATGGCGGGGCCGACCACCCGCCTTTTAATTTAACAGGGAGTCACACATGGGCTTAGATCGCACAGCAATCTGCAACACAGCCATTGGAATGTGTGGCTCTACTGATTTTATTCAAAGCATTGACGACACAACATCTCCCGCCGCACGTCGATGCAAACAGTTTTTCCGCCAGTCAGTTTTAAAAGTTTTGAGAAAACACGACTGGAACTGTGCAACTGATACAACAGAACTTGCGAAACTCACAGCCTCACCAACATTTAAATACGATAATGCGTATGCCGTTCCTGCTGACTGCGTAAAAATAATCAACGTGTACGGAGACGAAAACGGATACAACTCATACGACAGGTGGCAAGTGCGTAGTGGCAAGATTGAAACAGATTTAGATTCGGTTTATCTGGAATATGTAAAAGAGCCAACAGATTATTCAAGCCTTGACATTCTTCTTTCAGATGCAATTGCTGGAGAGTTAGCAATGTTGTTATCGGCAACAATTGTAAAAGACCCTGAAACGTTTTCGATGCTATCACGAATTGTACAAATGCGCTTAACAGAAGCCAAAGCAATAGATACTCTTGAAAACAAATACATTTACCAAGAAGCAAGCGTCTGGAATGACGCAAGGAGATCAATACTATGAACCTAAAAGAATACGCAGAAGAAAAAAACATTAGCATATCTGATGCTAAAAAAGAAACTGGCCTAACGCATTGGAAGCAAGAAGTTGCTGAAGACTCTTCTGAAACAAAACCTGTATTAAAAGAGCCAAAAGCTCCATCTAAAAATAAAGTTCTTGCGCTTCAGCAGGAAGCAACAAGGCTTCGGACATACCTTGGTGAGTGCAATGAAAAATACTTAAAGCATGTTTCGTGCTACAGAGACCTTCTGCCGAAAGAATATCATAAAGCAAAAGAAAACATTAAGATGTACTTATGAAACGCTTTTTAGCAATTTTTCTTATTGCATCCACTGGATGGGCTGATCTTGCCATATTAAATACGTTTAATTCAGGTGAGCTTTCACCGCACATGAACGCACGTATTGACTTTGAAAAATACAAATCAGGGTTAAGAACGCTCGAAAATTTCACTGTTTTAACATATGGCGGCGCAAGAAAGCGTCCAGGCACTGAATACATATCAAATACAAAAAGCAACAGCGTAGCACGACTTGCTCCTTTTTCTGTTGGTGTAGACCAAACTTATGTAATGGAGCTTGGAGACGAATACATTCGCTTTTACAGCAATGGAGCTCAGATACAAGACACAAACAGTGTTCCAGTTGAAGTTGAAACGCCATATAGTGCAGATGATGTATTTGAGGTTCAGTTGGCACAATTTGCTGACACGATTTACATGGTTCATCCCGATCATCCCGTACAGAAACTTCAGCGTACAAGTACTGCACCAACCTTTACAATTGAAGAAGTAGATTGGGCTTATCCTCCTGTAATGGACGAAAACCTTACAGATATTACACTTACTCCTTCAGCAATAACCGGAAGCGTAACAATTACAGCAAGCGACTCGCTGTTTACCACGAACCATGTTGATTCTGACTGGGTAATTAGAAGTCCGTATGAAAATAGTCAAGCTGAGTTGGATTTATCTTCTGCAGTTAATACAACATCAACTGTTATCAGAATTGAGGGAGACTGGAATCTTCGAACAGTTGGAACAGGATATGATGGTATATTAAAGTTACAGATTTCAGAAGATGGTGGATCTACATGGGGAACATTTAGAGAGTATGAATCTTCAACCACTAGCGGTGCAGAACGAAACTATGACCGTTCTGGAACAGAATCTGAAATTGGCGTTCAATACAGAATGATTTTTGAATCAAACGGAAGTGGCGATGGTGTTGCCTATTTAAAAGCAGAATCTGCTTATTTAAACGGATGGGTAACAATTACAAACTATGTCAGTTCAACACAGGTTCAGGCAGTTGTTCAAAGCGACCTTGGCTCTACAGAAGCAACAGACCAGTGGTATGAAGGAGCATTTAGTGATGAGCGTGGCTACCCGAGAACCGTAGAGTTTTACGAAAACAGACTATGGTTTGGCGGGACAGATTATATGGTCAACACACTATGGGGGTCTGAAACTGCAAATTATGAACGGTTTCAAACCGGAACTTATGATGATTCGTCTTTACGGTTATCAATTAACTCAGACAACATTATCGAATGGTTACTTGGAAGAGGTCAGCTATTCATTGGAACATTGGGTGACGAATGGATATTAAGTGGTGGAGACTCATCAACGCCCATAACGCCCTCCACAGTCGTCGCACGGCGTCAGACGGGCTTTGGGTCGAAAAACGGCTTAGATGCGCTCATAGCAAGCGACAGCATCCTTTATTTGCAACGTCAGGGCAGAAAGCTCAGGGAATTTGAGTACTCTCTTGAATCAGATGCGTATAAATCAATTGATGTAACTATGCTGGCTGAACACATCACAGACGGAGGGATAGTTCAGATTGACGATCAACAACAGCCTGAGCCGACAATTTGGTGTGTAAGAAGTGATGGACAACTTTTATCCATGGCATATTCAAAAGCTCAAAATGTAGCTGGCTGGAGTCGTCACATTACAGATGGAGAGTTTGAAAGCGTTGCGGTTATACCGACAGATGGAGAAGATAGGGTTTACGTGGTTGTAAATCGTGACGGTGGCAGATACGTGGAATGGTTTAAGCCATTTGAATTTGACTCTCAGGATGACGCTTGGTTTGTAGATTCAGGTCTTGAATATGATGGTGTAGATGCGCTTACTGTTACTAATGCAACAGTTGTTGTTGATTATCTTGAAACGGAATCAATCGATGCTGTTCCTTCTGCTTTACGAGGTAGCTTAAGTTGGCATGACACTGGTTTTGACATAAATGGTTCAAATATATACGAAGACCCAAGTGAAACATATTCATTTTGGAAAAACGGAACAAATTGGACAATTACTTTATCTTCTGACATTAGCAACAATCCAAGCAATTTTTTCAAGCAAAGAAATTATCCTGAAGCAATGTTCGTAACCGGAGCAGGGACTTCTGAGGTAAATGATATTTATGAATATACAACATCTTTTATTGGGTTTAATATACCTCCTGATAGAAACTATGGTTGGATTGCCGATCTGTATGTTATATATTACAAAAATAATGATTGGCGGTTAGGCGGAATGAATCAAGTAGAAGATTATTCTGCCAATAACAATACAAATGCACTCCCTCCAAAAACTGGCTGGATCGACGAAGAAGGCGACCTTCCTGCACCAGAGTTATCTTACACAGTTTCAAGAGACGAACTTTTAGGTGAAGGTTCATTTGATGGGACAATCACATTTACAGAAACAACAAATGCAAATGCTGGTGTCATTTTGAATGTTAATAATTCGTTTTCTGACGGAGACTTAGTTCTGCTTTCAGATGATGGTGGACTTGACATCGTTAGTTTTGGTGATGGCATTTTCCTTTGTACAAACTGCACCTCTACAAATGTTTTGCTTAAATATAAAGGAGGCACTGATGTTTTTGCTAGAGGTTCACTTACTAACAGCATTACAATTACCGAAGTCAAAAACACATTTACCAATGTCAGCCATCTTGCCGGACAAGAAGTGAACATTTTTGCCGACGGTGGCGCACAACCGCCTGCAACGGTTAGCACAAACGGTGTGCTTGTAACGTCTGACTATCACAATCATGTTGTTGCAGGACTGCCTTACACGGCAAAGCTCAGCCCAATGTACATTGATACGGTATCACAAGCAGGAATAAGCTACGCAAAAACAAAAAATCCTTACAAAGTGCATTTTAGAGTAAAAGACAGCGGGCGATTTTATTACGGATCTTCAACTAATGCGCTTTATCCTGTTTCTGTCAGAAGCCCATCTTTACCTGTTGGACAGCCTGTTCCTTTCTTTAGTGGCGATCCGGCAACAAAAATGATAGAAATTGCACCAAGCACCGCTCCTGAGTTTTGGGTGACAAGCCCAGAACCTTTGCCGCTTGAGTTATTAAGCATTACGTTGTTTACTAAAATATCGGAGTACGAATAATGTGGCAAATTGCGGCAGGATTACAAGCAGCCGGTGGGGTCATGAAAGGCATTGGAGCCTATCAGGAAGGCCAGTTTGAGTCAGCAAAGCTAAACTTCAATGCTAGGCAGTCTGAAATTGACGGCATGATTGCAAAGCAAAATGCTGAAGCTGAGGCTCGTGCTTTGCGTAAATATGGACGGCAACTTGTCGGACAGCAAAAAACACGCTTTGCTAAATCTGGATTAAGGCTTGAAGGAACGCCTCTTGAAGTAATGGCAGAAACAATGGAAAACATAGAGTTAGATGCTATTGCAAAACGGAAGGCGGGACGGTTTGCAAAAGCACAGGCTGACACACAGGCCCAATATCAAAGAGAAATGGCAGACAGAGCAGAAACCGCAGGAACGCTAGGGTTAATAAGTGGGCTTCTTGGTGGCGGTTCACAGGCGGCAGGAACCGCCGCAATGTTTGGCTAGGAGATATTATGGCGATTGAGACATATGACAGAAATCCAGCGGCACAACAGCTTGGCGGGACAACAAAGCTCAGCGGAAGCGACCCTGTGGCCGGGGCAATTTCGAACCTTGGCGGGCAG